AGCGTGACGAAGACGAGGAGGAGACAACCGCGTAGCGAACGACGCGACAGCAAGTTGGCGGCCGGTGCGCGCAAAACGCCCGGCCGCTTTTTCGATCGAAGACAACATGGATCAGATCAGCAAATGAAAGCAACCCTCACAACCATCGCGCTCGTTGCGCTCGCGTCGACTGCGAACGCAAACGAGATCATCGACATCCCGTTCAGCGGATCGGAAACGCACACGTTCGCCAGCTACGAGTGCAACTTCGCGCACGCCTGCACGCCCGGCACGACCGAGGATCGCCCGTGGACCGGCGACATTCAGTTGACCGTGGACGATTCGCTCGCGCTCGTGTCGTTCACGCTGACGAGCACGGCAGCGACATGGGACATCATCGATCGCACGATGACGGGACCCTTCTTCGCGCCCCAGCCAGTCTTTCAAGACGGCGTGCTCACCGGCATCGCAGGCCCGTCGTTCGGAACCCAAGACGTCAAGTTCGGCACGGACGGCACTTCGCTGGTGATGAACACGTCGGCGCTGGTGTTCAACGACGGCCTGCCGAGCGATCACGGCAGCGCGACGATGACGTTGCCCGCCGTGCCCGAGCCGTCGACGTGGGCGTTGCTGCTCGCCGGCATCGCGTGGGGCGGTCGCGCGCTGCGCAAGAGGCAATCGGCATGACGCAGTTGACGAAGCCGGAACGCGAGGCAGCGGCGCGTGCGATCGGGTTTCTGCTCGCCGGTGAGCACGACTTGACCGACGCGCAGACGAACGCGGCCGAGCGTGCGCACGTCAAGCTGAGCGACGACAGCGTCGACACCGTCGCGCAATATCAGATCCGCTACCGTCGCCCGCTGCCCGGCGGCGAAACGTGCGGCTGGATCAACTGCCCCGATGCCGAGCAATATCGCAACGCGTTGCGATCGGGCGTGTACGAAGGTCGCGCGCTGTACGAACGCTAGGCGCGCGCGCCGGCAACTGCGGGAGCAGTCGCCCCCTACCCACGTGATCCGGACCCGGACCCCACCTCATCCCCCCTAGACGCCGCAGGGCGTCGCAGGACGCGCGGGAACCCCCACCCCGCTACCCTAGGGCCTCCCCGTCAAACGGGCGCGCCCTGGGGCCGTCCTGCCCTATTCCTGCCCCCTGCCCTGAATCCCCCCTATCCCGCCCCCTGTCATGTCACCCTGTCCCGCGCCCCCAAGGGCCGCCCCTAGGACGACGCTAGGCGCAACGCCTAGGCCTGCCCCTAGGGACGCGTCGCCGGGCGCGCCTAGGGCGACGCTGCGCGCGCCCGTCACGTCGATCGCATAGGCACGCACGCGACGCGGGCCGAACTCGGGGTGCCGGATCGTCGTGACGCGCACGCCGCGCCACGCCAGCGTCAACCGTCGCGACGTGTCGTCGCGCTTCGCGTAGCCGCGCGTCAGCACCAGCACGTCTGGCGTCGCATCGATCAGCCGTCGCCGCCAGTACGGCGTGCACAACCGGAACTCCTCCGTCTTCGTGCCGGCCTTGATCGCGTCGAACCATCTCCCCCGCATGACCAAAGTCAGCACGCGCTGCGTCTCCATTGCGACCCCCGGGTTGTCTGCCAGCGGCGACGCTACTACGATGCGCCCGTGCCCACACCCGCCCCCGAACCCGTGCCGCGCGCCCTTGTCGTCACACGCGGCCTGCTCGAGTCCGCCGTCAGCGTGCTGTGGAACGAACGCAACCCGCTGCCGCCCGGCGCGACCGTCCCCGAAGCGCATGCGATCGCCGTGGACGCCGATGCAGTGACGACCAGGCTGTGGTCGATCCTGAACGGTCACGACTCGCCGCTGCAACCCGAACCCGAGCCGTCCCGCAACTGGCTCACCGCTTTCTGGAAGCTGCTGACAGGCAAGCCGTGACCAAGCTGCGCCGCGACGAAACGCTGCGTGCGCTCGACTCCATCGTTCGTCGTGCCGCACCGCAGCCACAGCAATTGCCCGGCAAGCCGCGCCGCGCGAAGACCGTCATGCGCCCTCGTGCGTCGCTGCCATCGATCATGCATTGCGCCGCGTGCGGCGCTGTCGGCAACGCCGGGCCGACATGCGCGTCTTGCGGCGAGCCATTCAAGAAACGCTGACCCTCGTCCCGAGACCCCGTGAAAAGGGGTAGGACGAATTGACAGGGCAGAGGACACTCCCGTCGGTCAGCGATCCTGCTGACGCCATTGGGGGGTTTCCAAATCATGCGACTTCACAAAATCGCTCTCGCGTCACTGACGCTCATCGCCACCCTTGCCGCGGCGTCCGCCTCGGCCAGCACGTGCAGCCTGCTCGCGCCGAACCAGTCGTGCTCGTTCGCGTCCGATTCGAGCGGCGGCGCTGCCGTGTATTCGAACCCGACCAACTTCGCGACCGTTGGCAGCGGCGTCATCATGCCGTTCCTCGGCACGCAGAACAACGGCGTCGAGACGGGCGTCAACACCGACGAGGCGTCGCCGAACCTGCTGCCGCTCGACGACAAGCGCGACAACGCGAACACGTTCACGACGACGCTGCAACTCAATCAGTTGCAGATCAACTCGTTCAATAACGTCTCGTACTACTCGTTCCTGCTCGACGCGAACGAACCGAGCAACGTGCCGCAGAATCTGCTCTCGATCGATCGCATCGCGATCTTCGGACAGACCGGCCCGAACCCGGGCGCTCCGGTCGACCTGACGAAGAACAACATCACGTCGCTCGCCGATGTCGATGCGTTCCCGAACCTGCAGTCTGTCTATCGCCTCGGCACTGACAACGAGCTCGTGCTCGATGCGACGCTGGATCCGGGATCGGGTCGCGGCTATGACATGCGCCTCGACGTGCCGGTCGCCAGCTTCCTCGGCCTGTCCAACAACAGCCGCATCGTCTTCGCCGTGCAATACGGCGCGGACGACAGCGTGGTCGCCGGCACGGCTGCGGGCGACGGCTTCGAGGAATGGGCCGCGGTGACGAGCATCTCCGCAGTGCCGGAGCCCGAGTCGTACGCGCTGATGCTCGCAGGGTTCGGCGCGCTCGGCTTCGTCGCGCGTCGTCGCAAGCAGCACGCTTGATCGAGGACTGTTCCACGTGAAACACGGGGACCGCGGCACGATGAGCGCGGTCCCCGTCCGCTTGCAGCGCACCGTGTGCGACCCGCGCTGGCTGGTCGCGAACGTCGAGCGATTGCAGGCCGCGTTCCCCGAGCAATGGACCGCGCTCGACACGTTGAACGCGATCGCTGTCGGGACGAAATTGCGCCGCGTCGGTGTCGATTGGTACGGCGACGACGAATTGGCGTTCGTGCTCGCGCTCATGCAGCGCGTCGGCATCATGCGCATCGGCGTCGGCAGCATGCCGTATCACCGCGACGAACTCGTGCAAGTCGTCAAGCGCGGCGAACTCGTGATCGAATCACAACCGAACGAATGAACGCATCGTGGCGCCGCGACTGGCACCAACGCGTACCATTCCCGCCGCCTCACCTAGCTCGGGCGTGGGATGAGGCAGAACGCAACGCGCAGGAGAACGACATGCCGCTGAAGAAGGGTACGAGCAAGGCGACCTTGCAGCACAACATCGCGACCGAGGTCAAGGCAGGCAAGCCGGTGAAGCAGGCCGTCGTCATCGCGTATTCGCAGAAGCGCGCAGCGCAGAAGGCAAAGCGCAGCGGCAAATGAAATGGCGACGCCCGCGGAGGCGTCGCCATTTATCTCAGCTTCTCGGCGGTGTTGCCTGCGGCGGCGCGTACGGCGGCGTCGGGTGCGCACCGGCAGCACCGGTTTGCGTTACGCCGGGTGCTGGCGTCACGCCGGGTTGCGCAACGCCGGGCTGCGTCGGCGTCACGCCTGCAGGCGTCACGCCCGACTGCGTGGGCGTCGCACCTGGTGGCGTCGCGGGCGCCGTACCGGGCGCTCCGGCCGAGCCGCCCGCGCCCGCCTCGTGCGTGGCGTCTTTCTGCTCGCCGCCCTTGCCCATGTTGCTCGTCTTCGGAATCGTCGACACGCCGTACGAGCCGAATTCGTCGGGGGTCGACGTGCCGACGCCGCTCTTCGGCTTGTCGCCAGCGGGTTGTGACGTTTGCTGTTCCATGCGATGTCTCCTCAAAGACGAATGGTGGAAGCGCGAAGGCTACTCCTCGGCAAAAGGGGTGCCTCGTGGCACCCCCTTTTTACGCATGGCGTCGAAGCGTTCTACTGTTGGTGCGCGCCAGCGTCAGCGCCTTCACCACCACCGCCACCGCCGCCGCCTGCGCTTGGCGTCGGTGTCGGGCCGGTCGGAACATAGACGACGCCCCATCCGGTGTCGGCCGTCCAGCCGACTTTCTTTTCCAACTTCAGCGTCGGCGGCTGAGGCGGACTGTCAGGCGGGATGATCGGCCCGCCGCCGATGACTGGCGGGTACGCCGGGTTGTCCGGGAATCCAGTGCCCGGTCCGCCCGAGATCGGGAAGGCAGGATGTGGCGGCACGTTCGGGCCACCGCCGCCGCTGCCGCCCCCGGGACCACCGGGCATCGGACCACCGCCGACGACGGGCGGATATGCAGGACTGTCGGGGAAGCCGGCGCCCGGGCCGCCCCAAATCGGAAACGCAGGATGCCCTGGCGCACCGCCACCGCTTGGCGGCTGACCGCCCGGTGGCGTCGGCCACACGGTCGGCGGGATCGGATGCTCGGGATGACCCGGATACCACGGCGGTTGCGACGCACCGGGCGGTATGAAGATCGGCGGCGTCGCATAGCCGGGCCATGGCGATGAACCACCCCAGAAACCCAGAGGGGGCTGACCACCACCGCCGCCAGCAGGAGGCGTTGGCCAGATGCTCGGTGGGATCGGATGCTCGGGATGGCCCGGCCACCATGGCGGTCGCGTGGGCGGCTGGCCCGGTGCATCGGCGATCGGCGTGATCAGCGCGTAGAACGGATCTGGGCAACGCTGTTGCGGCATGGTCTGACCTTCCTGCGAGTTGAGGGTTGACGGACGGGCGTCGAATCGTAGTGCCAAGTCAGCGACGGAGCAATGACGCAATCGCGCCGTCACGCACGATCGTGGCCTTGAGGTCGCGCAGCGCAGCGTGCACCGATACGTTGACGATGCCGGCCGCGTCGACTGCGTCTTGCAATTTCTGAAGCGCGACGAGTTGCGTTGCAGTGTCCTTCTCGTATTGCTCTTTCACGTCGTGCAGCGTTTGTGCTAGGTCCATGGCTGTCCAATCATCTCGTCGTCATGTACGCGAGCAGCATCGCGCAGATAGCGACAACGGATACCACGATGATCGTCCAGAACAGGACGCGAATCAGGAACAGCCGCCAGCGTTCGCTCACCGCTTCGCGACTTCCGCAGTCAGCGCGAGCAGGAAGATGCTGCCGTTGACGGTCGTGAAATCGTCGTTGAACACGGACGAGCCGCCGGCAATGAAGCCGAGCCGGTAGTAGAACGTGCCAACGCCGAGGTTGTCGACGACGGTCGGCGTCCACAGGCCGGGTCCGCCGTTCGGTTGCGCGGCGACCAGCGTCGGCGTCGTGCCGGCGAAGGTGCCCGTCGAATTGCGCGACAGGCCGAACGCGAAATTCCCCGACGTGTGCACGCAGCCCGTGACGACGACGGGCACGCTCGACGCGCCTGCCGGGATGTCCGCGGTGGTGATCGTGACCGACGCCTGCACGTTGCTGAGGCCGGTCTTGTCTTGCGCGAACGCTGTGATGCTCACCGCGTTCTTGACGATTTGCGACGCGCCGATGTCGTTCACGTTCGACTGCGGGCCGAAGCGGATCATCGCGAGCGCACCGTTCACACCGTAGAACGACGAGTCGAGGAAAAGCGTGTAGCCAGTGCCGATCGGATTCGTGCGCTTCACGAGCCCGTTTTGCAGGTAGTACACGTTCAAGCCGTCGTACACGATCGCGAGCACGTCGTTCGACGTGTACGGGCCGACAACGCCTATCGCTGCGCCGCTTTCGTAGATGCTGACGTTGCCTGTCGCCGCTGCGTACCACGCGAAATCGAGCGACGTGTAGTTCTCATCCGTGAGCGGGTCGCTGTTCAAGCCGAACATCACGTCACGGTCGACGCGCGCCGGCCGCGCAGAGCAGAACGCCCCGTTCTTGTACGAGTCGCGCGAGTACACGTCCGAATCCCACGCGTTCGCGCCGCTGACCTTCTCCGCGTAGTTCCCTGACACCACGCAGTTGCCGCGCGCGATCAGGAACAGGTCGGTCGTCGCGTCGAGCGTTCCCTTGTAGCTGTAGTCGGCGAGCGAACCGGGCACCGTCGACGTGCCGGTCACGGTGAGGTTGCCGCTTTGCAACTGGAACGTGACATCGACGAATTCGTACGTCGGCACGGTCGCGTCGCAATAGCCTTCGAAGCCGTTGCCTTCGCCGCAGCCCGGGATGCCGATCAGGACATAGGCGGCGTGCGACATGAATGTCGGCGCACCGTAGATCGGTGGCGATGCGCCGCAGCGATACATCGCTGCATCGAGCCCGCCGACCAGTCGGTTCTGTGCCGGCTCGTCATACGAGATCACCACGACGATGACATCGGGGCCTAGGCCGTTGAGGAGCGCAACCATCGCGGCGGGCGCGGACGCGTCGCCGTAGATGTCGAATGTCTGCGCTGACTGCAAGAGCGCCGTGGTGCGCTTGATGACGCACACGGTATAGCTGCGCGCGATGCCGACGAGATGCGTGCCGCTCACGCCGTCGTACAGGCCTGCGCGATTGCCATACGCTGACGTGTCGGAGAACCCGCGCGCGACTGCGGCGAACGTCGTCGGCGCGCCAACCACGTTCGCCCATCCGACTGTCACGCCGGGCGGCAGCGCGATCTGATGCTGCACCGGCGGCGTCCACGCCGAGCGCACGCCGATCGAGTTGATCGCTCGCGCACGGAAGACGTAGATCGTCCCCGACAGCAGGCCGGGAATCATCGTCGTCAGCGACGACGCGCGTTCAGGCCAGCTCGGCCAGTTGATCGTCGGATCGCTCGGCAGGTTGATCGCCGGGATGTACTGCACCTCGATGTTGCCGGATTGCAGCACCGACGCATCGGTGAACGTGTTCCACGAGATTTGCGTGCGCGTCAGGATCGAGCCGTCCTTCAGCGCGGTCGCACCGCTCGTCACGGTGAGGCCGGTCGGCATCGGAACGAACCACGGCAACGGCAATTCCGTGTTCGGTGCGAAGTCGCTCAGCGCGAACCCGGCATCGGGATCGAAGATCGTCGCGTCGGTTTCCTTGCACGTGATCAGCATCCCGGTCGTTGGTGCGAACTCGGTGGCGAGGATCTCGAACAGCTTCGTGTCCCAGCCGAAGCGCGCCAGCGTGACGTTGATCGTGTCGAACACTTCCAGCGGATACGCGAGCATGTTGGCCGGCATCGACACCGTGAGTGCCTGTCGCGCGTCGCGCAGCATGACGCCGCAAACGTGCTGCGCATGCTCCACGTCGGTGACCGTCGTCAGCGAGATCGCGCGCGGCAGTTCCATTCCGTCCGCCGTGATGTAGGCATCCGCGCGCACTGCCTCGGTCGGCGTCACGACGAAGTCGAGCCGGTCGTCCGCGATCGACGGCTGGTAGGAGTTGACGAGATCGACGCGCGCGACGCCCGCGCTGATGTCGATCGACGCCTTGTCGCTGATCCAATCGTTCGTGATCGTCGCGACGGGTGCGCGGTACGCGCCCGCGCACACGCGCAGCCGACCGCCGACCCACGCCATCTTGCCGGCCATCGACATGACGATTTCGTTCATCGCCTGCGACGGATCGCCGTTCGTCGGCAGGACCGTGTTGCACGTGTACATCGGTCGCGTGACCGTGCCGCCCGTGCCGCTCGTGATCACGAAATCGTGCATCACGTCGCACGCGTTCGCCGCCGTGGTGAAGTCGTCGTACAGGTCGGTCTCGACCGCACCGCCTCCGTATTGGTACAGCGCCCAATCGCGCGCGATGAGCGCCGGGTTCTCGCTCCACTGCCATGCGTCGATGCGCGGATCGTAGAGTTGCGCACCGCGGAACACCGCGCTGAACGCAGGCACGCCCTGCGGGAACGCGTCCACGTCGAACGTCAGCGTCACGAGCATGCACGCGATGCCTGCGAACTGGAAATCAGTCGCGTTGACGTTGTCGACGCCTAGCGCGACGAGTTCGACGCCGATGTTCTGACCCGCTGCGCCGGTGTAGCCGCGAATGCGCGCCTTCGACACGACCGTGTCGGTGAAGTAGTAGATGTACACCGGTTGGCCGCTGCCACCACTCCACGAAACGACGTTGCCTGCGACTGTGAACGGCAGCGGTGCCTGATAGCCGCCTTCGCCCGTTGCGCCATTCCATTCGAGGACGCTCACGCCGCCCGGGGTTAGCGTCGTCGCAGCAGGCAGCACGATCGTGTACGAACCCGAGGCCGCGCTGCCGACGCTGACCATGCCCTCCGTCCCCGTCACGGTCTTTCCGTACGGCGCTGTCTGCACGTAGCCCGATGCGTCCACCGTCACCGCCACGTCGGCCATGTAGAACTTCTCGAAGCCGTCGATCTCGTGACCGGCGACCGCGACGACGAACGTATAGAACTCCTTGTTCGCGCCGTGCGTTGCCTTGAACAGGATGCCGTCGACGTTGCGGATGCGCCCGTAGCAACGCGACCGCGGATTGCTCGTCGTCGCCGTCATCACGAGGCGGTCTTGCAGCGATGCGTTGACTGCGTTCTTCGCTGCCGCGCGCGCCTGCGCTGCCTGATAGGTGCCGTATGCGTAGTACGCTGCAAACGTGATCGCGTAGGACGCGAACGTGATGCCGGCGGCACCGATGAGGATGCCTTCGGAGAACAGGGCCGGGACGACCCACGCTTCCAGCGCGAATGCGACTACACCCGGCATTCGCCTCTCCATGCAAGGTGCGCCGCCGCGAACGGCAGGCGCGCGAGCCCGCGTCCGTCGCGCGCAGGCGCAAGCCATTGCGAACCGCCGCACACTGCAAATGCGAAGCCGTTCGGTGTGTCGACGAGGCCGATGTCGCCTACCTGCGCGAGCGACGGGCGGATGCGTTCGCCGAAGCGCGCGTCACCGACGACGATGATTCCGTCCTCCAGCAGCGCGTTCGCCTGCTGCTCGGTGTCGTAGGTTCCGCGCAGGTCTGCAGCGGGATCGTTGCCCGTGATCGCCAGCACCGCGTCTGCAGCGAACAGGCCGCAATCGTTCTTGCCCCACGCGAACGATGCGCGGTCGCGCTCGGCGATGAGCGCTTGCAGGTTCGACTGCCACGTGCGGACTCTCATGGTGTACCGGGGTCAAGCGACAGCGGTCGCAATTGCATGCGTTCGATCACGGTCGCGAGCTTGTCGGCGTCGACGCGCGTGCATTCGATGTTGATGTCGTTGACGTTCATGGTCATTGGTGGAAGAAAGACGCGGCGGGCCACACGTCCTGATGCTGCGACTGCGCGACGATGAATTGCAGGCACTTGTCGCCGGGAAACATCGCCTGCTGATCGCCATCGGTGTAGGCTTTGCCCTTCGCGCGCGCGAACGCGATGCCGCGATGCTCGGCGGTGACGTTGACGATTGCGTTGCCGCCCGCCTGCTGGATCGGCATCTGATCGAGCGTGCCCGCCCACGTGAGCGACGCATCGAGGATCGTCTGCGTGTCGGGGTCGAGGATCGCCGTCCAGACCTGAACGCGCTTGCCTTGGATCGGCTCGGCCAGAGCAATCGCAAGCGTGTCGTTCTGCACGCCCGACAACGAGAACTGCAGGCCGACGACCGTGCCGCCCTGATCCTTGATCGACGTGGCGCCGATCGCCTTGCCGCCGATGAACGTATTGCCCAGCCACATGATGTCCATCGCCGCGGTGGTGATGTACAGCGTGTCGGTCGTGTCCATCTGGATGAGTTGCGTCAGGCCGAGGCGGTTGCCTAGGACCGCGATCGCCGGTGGGACGAGCGTCCTCACACCGGTGCCTCCTCGAGATCGATTGCCAGGCCGGTCATGCTGCCCGGCTGGTAGTTCGCCGTGTTGCTGAGCGACGGCACGAGCAGCTGCACCATGGGCGAGCTCCACGCGACTGCGCTGCCCGATGCGAGCGTCACGCTGCGAACGCGATTGACAAGCGACGGCGTGATGACGCCGCTAGACGACGCGCAGTCCTCGAACACCTGAAACACTTCGCCGCCGACGCCGAGCATGTCGCCAGCCTTCAGCGTGCCAGTGCCGAGGATCGACAGCGACAGCGCGCCTTGCACGGCAGGGCCTCCGAGAGAAGGCGACCCGCGCAGGGTGCCGGCTGGGATCATGCGCAGCCAATACGGTGCGAGCACGCGTTCCATGCCACCGGCCATGCGGTTGAAGAACGCCGCGGCCGCGCTGCCCTCGTCGATCGTCAGGTCAGGCAGCGTGACGCTGACCTTCCAGAATTCGCCCGGGAACTCGACCGACTCGACCCGGCCGCCGAGTGGCGAACGGAACTGCACGCCCGCCTTCTGGATGCCCCACGAGACTTTCTGCGGAGTGAGGTAGGTCGGCCACGCGAATGCCACGATGTCACCCTCCCGTGAAGCCCGGCCGCCGCATTGTGTCCAACACCGCGCCCTTGGTCTGGTTGACCATGACGGGCATGAGCGCAGCGAGATCGTTGCGCGAGACGCCGGCAGCGATGTCGTAGCTGATGTTCACGGTGTTGCCGCCACCGCCGCTGAAATCCCCCAACGCGGCCCCTGCGATGTCCGTCCCTGCGCCGAGCGCGCCGCCACCGCCACCGCCACTGCCCGTGAACATGCCGACCAGCGAGCCGAGCCAGCCGCCGACCTTGCCTGCGCCGCCCGCCGCGAACTGCTTGCCGAGCAGCAAATCAGCGAGGTCGGCCTGCGTCGCCTTCACGACCATGTCTTCGATCATCTTCTTGAACGCGTCGCCGATGCCCTTGAAGTTGCCCTCCAGCGCGTCCTGCAACGCCGTGCCGAGCGTGCTCTGGATCGTGTGCCCGAGATCCTGCACCGCCTTGTCGACCTCGCTCAACGCTTCCAGCGTCGGATCGGCCTTGATGCCGTACATCTGGTTGATCAATTCAGCAGTGACCGATGCCGAGTAGCCGGCTTTGCGAATCCTGTCCTCCAAGTCGGTGAGTGCAGCGGCTTGTTCGGTGGGCGTGTTCTTGAGCAACGTCTCGATCTGCTGCTTCTGCGCATCGTCGAACTTGCGCGCCACTTCGATCGCCGCTGTCTCGGCCTTCACGTACAGGTCGATTGCCTCCTTGTTGCTTTTGTAGGCGATCGTTGTCTTGTCGACGCCGAGCGCGGTCGCTTCCCACTGCGCCTTGAGCGTGTCGGGCGCCTGTTGCAGCTTCGGGTCGCTCGCGATCTGCTCCTGCGTCTTCTGCAATGTCTTGAACGCCGTGTCTGTCGTGTCCGCTGCGATCTGCGCGTCCAGCAGCTTCTTCGTCATCGCGTCCCACGCTTTCTGAAGCGCAGCCGCGGCCGCAGCCGCTTTCGGATCAAGGCCCGGTGCCTGGACTTTCCCCGCCGCCGTGCCGCTCGCATCGAACGCAGCGTTGTCGAACGGGTTCGCGCTTTGCGTCGATGCGTTGAGGTCGCGAATGAAGTTGTCGGTGTCCTTCTTGATCTGCGCAGTCGTGTTCTTGTACGCGGTGCTGATGTTGCGCAGTGCCGGCGTGATGCGCGTGGTCGCGGCCTCCACGGTCGTGACGAGCGTGCCCATCGGGTCAGTCAGCCAATCGGTCGCCGTGAATGACTTGGCCGCGTTCTTCATCGCGTTAGCGAAGACCGTCGACTTGTTGGTCAGCAGATCGAAATCGGCGTCGAGCAGGCGCATTTGCTCGACCACCAGCGCGACAGCCTCGGCGAGTGACCTGAACAACTGCGCGAGATTCTGTGCGGCGGTTTTCGAATCGTTCGATTTCGTCGACGCTTCGGTGAGGCGATCGACTAGCGTACCGAGCGCGGGATTCAATTCGTTGACGAGGTGCGTCCAGAACGATTTCGTGACGAGCCAGAAATCGCCGAACTTCGCCGACAGGGTGTCGGCGGCTTTCGCGCTTTCGGTCGTGACACCGCTCCACGTCTTCCAGAATTCCGCGTTTTCATTCAACGCCACCGAGCCATCGTCGAGCAGCGGCAGGATTTCCTTGTAGCCACGACCGAACAGCGCGTTGCCTAGCGCCGCCTTGTTCGCGCCTTCCTCGTACGTGCCGAACTTGTCGGCGATCTTCTGAAGCAACTCATCGGGCGACAGCGTTTTCAGGTCGCTGATCGCGATGCCCATCTTGATGAACGGGTCCGCGGCCTTGGCGCTGCCTGCGGCCGCAGCCGCGGCGTTCACGTTCAGCTTGCCGAGCGCCGACGTGACGCTTTCGGTGGAGACGCCGACTTGCGTGGCGGCGAACTGCAGACTGCCGAGTGCTTCGACCGTCGTTTGCACTTCCTTGCTCAGGTTGAGCAGTTGGGCTTGCGCCTCGTTCGCGCCTTTAATCATGTCGACGAACCAGTCGACGCTGACAAAGCCGAGCAGGCCCTTGCCGAAGTCTTCGATCGCGCTGCCTGCGTCCTTGAACGCCGACGCAATCTGATCCGCCGTGCGTTGACTTGCCGCCGCGACTTGTTTCAGGTCGCTTTCGAACTGCGCCAGCTTGACGACGAGATCGATCGAGAGCGTTGCGAGCGCCATGATGCGTTACTCCTTGCCCGGTGCGCGCCACACCTTGAGCGCGATGAGGCCGTCGAGCAGTTCCTCGACATTCTCCACTTCGTACATCGCGACGGCGAGATCGAGCGCGGACCAGTCGAAGCCACCCGCGCCGTTCGCCAACATCAGGGCCACTAGCATCACCTTTCTCGACGCGGCGGTTGGAACTGGTGCATCCTCGCCTTCGAACACGACGCCGGCCTGCGCGTCGAGAAAGTCGATCAGTTTTTTTCCGCTGCTGCCTTCTTGTCGCGATGCTCGATGAACGATTGCACCGCTTTGTTGGACACCTCGGCGAGCATCAGCAAGTCGTCGATCGCCCATTCGATGAACAGGTCGCGATCGAAATCGACGGCAACGTCGCTGCCAACGGTCGGGCCTAGGATGTCCGCTTCGGTGAACCCGCGCCAACCGACTACGACTTCGGTCGCTGCCTGTCGCAAGCGCGCGAGGTTTTTAATCTCCGCTGTGAACACGTCCTGCCACGAGACGATCTGATCTTCTGTCGGTCGTCGTATCTGCAGCGCACGACGCGGCGGCGTGTCGAGTTCGTGCCAGAACGATCGCGCTGCGCGCAACTGGCGCAGCAGTTGTGCGCTCCTCGCTTCCGTGGTCGCCATGTAGTTACGCGACCGCGGCGACCTTCAGCACGAACCCCTTGACGGTGAAATCGATCGTGCCGAGGCCGAGCGCGCCTTGACCAACGTCTTCGCCCGACAGCGACGGCTCGCCGTAGAACAAACGCTGTGCGCCGTCAGCCAGCGTCACGCGAACGAGCGCGACACCTGCTCCCTGCGCAAGTTGGTCGAGCATGTCTCCGGCGACGCTCGGCACGGTCTGCGCGAGCAGCTTGATCTGGAATGTCTGCGCTGCGAGGTTGCCCTGTTCCTCCTGCGTGATCGTGTCGATCAGGCGCGTCGCGTTCAGCTTGGTGCCGGCGCCACCGCCGATCGTGTACGCGGTCGCCTCCGCGAGCGTCACCCATGTTGCTGCGGCATAGAAGTCGCCGCTCAGGTAGACACCCATCTGCGTCGTGTTCAGCCCGGGCAGTTCGAACGTGGTCGGCGTCGTGTTGTCGACCTGGATCGCCTGTCCGGTCAACTGATCCATGCCGACGACATTGTCGAAGTAGCCCGCCTCGCCGTCGACGAGCGTGTGGCCAGGCGCGGTTGCGACGGCTGGCTTGGCGTTGGAGACTTGCGTCACCACGAGCTTTGTCGCGTAGGTTTGCGCGATTTCGATGCGGACCCCGCGGCCCTTGACGTTGTTTGTCATGGAAATTCCCCTTTAAAAAAGCGCCGGTTTCGTTCGCGGCGCGAGTCTAGACCCAGCGGTCGGCGGTGAGAATCGCCACGTCCATTGTCGTCGCTTGATCGAAGCCGCCGCGTCGATCGAGCACGTCGAGATCGTCTGTGTCGGTCGCGAACACCTGTTCGATGGCGTCGGCGATCAGCTCCGCCTCGTCGGCGTCGTGCGCCCAGCAGGAGATCGTGAACGTGACATGGTCCGCAGCGACATCGCCGTTCAAGAAGTGCTCGCGATCGATCGTCGCGGTCACGACGACATAGGGCGCGATCGATTTCTCGTCGGCTGCGTTGAGGATGATCACGTCGAGGCCCTGCAACGCGGGGGCGCCAGCGAGCATCGCGATCATGTCCGCGACGGCGGTGCTAGGCGTGTGCGTCGACGGCGGTTGCTGCGACGTGTCGCCCCCGTCGTCATAGCTTGCGACGCCGTATCCGATGTCGTCGTATGCCGCTTGCGCCGCCGTTGTGTCGCCCTCGTCGTATCCAGCAGCCACGAACCCCGCGACATCGTAGGCAGCGATCGCCGTGTTCTCGTCGTAGCCATCGGCGACGAACCCGACGACATCGAACGTGCTGCCGACGATGCCGCCGCCGATCGACTCGCCTTCGTTCAGCCAGCAATCCACCGTGACGACTGCAACGTCGTCGCCTGTCGCCTGATCCAGCCCCGTCGTGCGGCTGACCATGCGCAGTTGCGACGTGCTGTAGATCACGTTCTCGACTTCGTCCGCCAGCCGCTCGGTTTCGTCCGCCGTCGTGCCCCAGCACGCAATCGCGAACGTGATCAGGTCCGCCGTCGCTTGCCCACCGATCGTGTGTTGCGGGCCCTGCGTCGCGTTCATCACCGCGTACGGCGCCACCGTTTTTTCGTCCGCCGCGTTGAGGATGATCGGCGCAGAGATGTTGGCGGTGAGCAGTGCTTCGAGTTGCGCGGCTGCGGTGCTGACGATGTGCGGCCATTCCTGCGCGCGCCACACGTGCGGTCCTGATTCGGCGTCGAACAGGCCCTCGACGGTGGTCTCGCTCACGTCGAGCAGCGTTTCGAAGTCGACACGACTGCTGCGGTTCGTCATCCGCAAGTCGTCGCCCGTCGTGTAGAGCAACGCCTCGACGGCGTCGCCGAGCGTTTCCGCTTCGTCGGCTGTCGACGCGTAGCACGATATCTGGAACGTCACGGCGTCGGCGAACTTCACGCTGCCAATCGAGCGCGTGACGGTGTGCGTGCCGCTGACGGTGATGTATGACGAGCGCACCTTCTCGTCGGCGACGTTCAGCGAGACAGCGGTCGCGCCTAGCGCGGTGATCGTCGGGTCGGCGCGCAGCAGCGCGATCAGGTCGGCTTCGAGCGCAGCGACCGCTGCGGTGGCGGCGTCGTCATAGCCCGCTTCGCCGTAGCCGGGCGGATCGTCGTAAGGCGCGATCGGGGGCGTTTTCGCTAGGGCACCCCTAGTCGCGGGTCGATCGTGTCGCCTTGCGCGTCCTGACGCGATCGGGGGGGCTATTTCGGGGGCCGTCCTCGCGTTCACGATCGCGCCCTTTCAGAGCGGGTCCTTCGGGTTGGCGTCGAGCTTCTGCAGCTGCTTGCCGAACTCGGCGGTGAACACGTCGAGCGCCTGCGACAGCATGTTCGCGGCCGGCTTCAGGAACGGCTTGTACGGCCGGCCCATGCGCGTCGAGCCGAACTCCAGCCAGCGCCAGTAGAACGGATCGTTCGGATCGTCGCGCCCACCGGGGTGCACCGGCTTGACGTTGACGAACACGCCCACGTCGCCTGCGCGTCGCGATTCCTTCGACGTGCGCACCGAGATCGCCTTCTCCACCGTGCCGTGCCGCCATGGCACGGAGCTCGTGTTCAAGATCGAGGATGTCGCAGAGTCGGCGCGGCGCTTCGCACGCGCGGCGTCGCGAACGACGCGCGCGCCCGCGGCGAGCGAATTCCGCAGCGCCCGTTTGCGCAACTTGTCGGGCAGTTGCTGCATCGTCGCGACGAGGTCGGCCAGCCCTTCGATCTGCACTTCGATGGTCATGTCGCTGCCACCGTCCTGCACATGAGGACCAGCGACTCGTGCGTCGCATCGGTGTCGATCGGCTCGGCGATAAACTCGTATTGCTTGCCCATCCACGTCAGGCGCCAACTCGCGTCGATGTCCGGGCGGTAGTAAATCTCGATCTCGAGCGTGGCCGGCGACTGCATCGCGCCGGCCGAGAAGAATTCGCGCCCCTTGAACGGGCTGACCCGTGCGGCCACGTCAGCGACGGCGGGGAATTCGACGCGCTGGCCGAAGCGATCGGTCGTCGTCGACTGCCGTTGCAACGTGACGACCTGCGTGAGTTGGCCGGACTGGATCATGCGCTCACGTCACTAAGCATAGATGTAGACGTTTTGTCTGTCATAGATGCCGAGTTGGCTGAAATCGATGTTGGCGGTCAACGCCACCGATCCGTCGCTGGAACGATTCGTGGGACGCAGCCAGATCACATTGTTCGTCGCGTCTCTGAAATAGCTCTTCCCGGTCGCGTCGGCGAGAACGGCGGCAATGCTCGCAACCGAAGTAGTGATCATGTAAGCGTTGTTCGCTGCCACATCAGCCGGCGTCGGGATGCTGCTGGATGAATGACCGAACGCAATTTGCGAGATCGTCGACGCACCCCAATCAACCCCGAGAAGGATGTAATCGCCTTTGATTTGCGGGCGCATGGAAATGCTGAAGACCGCGTACGTTGTCGGATTCGGGATCGTGACGCTGCCACCGTCCGTCATCTGCCAACGGTATCGCCCGCCGACTTGCGCAGCCCACGTTGCATAGCCTTGGAGATAACTGCCTGCAGCATCAGGGCGAATGCAGACGGTGCCGATCGTGGCGCCCGTGCTGACATTCTGCCGAGTCACTTTCCACGGCGAAGTGTCATACCCTCCGTGGCTTGATCCTCTCGCTGCATCGAGAGTGTTGCTGTGGTAAGCAATGACATCCGCGAACCCTAGTCCCCAATAGTTCGTTGTCGTGGTCTTGCAAACGACGGTGCCAGAAGCCGGGCCATCGGCTGCATTTGCAGCGCCCGAAAGGTAGAAGTCGTCCACGACGCCCAATCCACGCGTGAACGGAAGGACGAAGCCGTTCGCGGGGCCGTACTTTCCGTCGAGGTCCCACCACACCGGCGCGATGGCCCAAGCACGCAACGGAGATGGCGGATGGCCATCAAGGTGAATAGGACACGCGACATCTCCCCAATGAGAGTTTGAAATGCGATTGTTCGCGTGGCGTCCGTTGTTTCCTGCGATGCCGGGCTCATCATAGTTGTCGCCTCCGCCCTGCTGAATGCCACCACCGTACCCACGATCCGCTGGGTCGGACATGTTCAGAGTGATTGGAACAAGCGGCAGATTGACATAATTGTTGTTATCGAAAACGACCGTGCCGTGATAGCCAACGAAGGCCGCGCGCGGACGGAATGGAAATGCCCAATAGTGCGTAGGCATCGGATTCTCGTTGTTCAACGAATGCCCGATCGTCAAATGGTGCCGCGAGATGCCGCCGACGTTGGTCGACCCTTCCCAATCCATCTGACCGTTGTCCGCCGTGGTCCAACGTTCGTATGTCGGAATCGTGACGCTATTGAAATATGCGCCCAAGCTGTTTTTCCACAGGACGTGGTCAGTGTGCGTGAA